GATTCACCATACTCAAAAGCCATTTACTTAATTAGTTAAGTGTAATGTCTAAGTCACCTGATGGCACACGAAACACGTCACCAGTTTCAATAGTCTTGTTTGACGATAAAGCCGCATAAGCCATTAGGTTACCTGATGATGAAGCATCGTAAACACCAACGTGTGTTACTGTTCCATAGTTTGCTGTAGCTGTAGGAAATTCTACTGCCGCATTATTAGACGTAGTGTTACCTGATGTTGTAAATGCAACTGTTTGACGTGCATAACCACCACCACTTACCTCAGTAACTGAACCTGCTTCGCCATCTGCTACTGCTGTGAACAACGCTAAGTATTTTGTAGTTGGAGCTGTGTAAGCCGCACCTGCAAATACGTGGTCTAATATCTCTGTTTCTAAAAAGTTGGAAAAACTCATACTAATCCTCTCACTTTAAGTGTTAACCCTGACCCACTATAACGAGCTTGGTCAGAATATTCATTTAATCTAGCAACTGCGGCAGAATACATCTGCGCCCAAACTGCTACCCTTTGGTCTTCTGCTAAGTAAGGTGCTGAATGTAGTAACGCTCCGTAGAGGTATACATCAGGTGCTTCTAGCAAAAGCCAGTTATCTGAGTTACTACTAAGGGATGGTACTTTCTGATAGTATAGCAACTCAAAATCTGTGTCGTTTCCCGGAGTTGGGTACAATTGAAATTGTCCATCTGCGTGTGTGTACATACGAGGTGTGCCTGTAGCATTCTCGTTAGCGGCTCTCTTGTCCGCCATTGCATCTCTAGAGACTAGGTTAACAACTGTAGTGCCTGAGCCTGTGAGATGTAATCTTATTGTTTCTATCCAGTCTGAAGGTACTTGCATGTACTCATCACCACTAGATTGTTGTCCACTAGACCTTGCTTCCATCTTGAAGTGTCTAATGTCTCTGTTAATTTGTGCCTCAGCCAATGTAATAAAGTCAGGTATTACTGCTGTAAGGTCATCTCTGTTTAGGAAGTCAGCTATAGAAGCTTTTAACCCTGTGTAAGTTGATAAAGCCATTATTGATATTTCATTAGTCTGTTTTGTTCTTGTACTTCATAGCCACTTGGATTAATACTACCATTCTCAAGTCCTGCTATAAATGCCATGTATTGTTCCGCAGTTAGTTGTGGCAATATTTCCATAACATCACGAAGTTCTGTTTCGCTAAGTCGAGACAGAACAGCTTGTGCATTATCTTGCAACGGAGTCTTAAAATCATTTGTACCACTAAAACCTAAGTTGTTTGATGTAGATTGTTCTATAAACTTATCACGCATTGCAGGTGTTGCTAAACCTCTAGCTCCCGAACCAGTAGCTAAAAATTCTTGTACTGTAATTCCCATTTGGTCTGCTAACATTTGAATCGTTCTCATTTTTTCTGAGTCTTGCATACGATATGCTTCTTGTAATTTTTTTTGATATTCAGTTTCGGCAGGCTCTATGAAACTCTCACCTGTGTCAGGGTTTGTGCCTGAGAACATATCCATTAGGTATCTTTTTCTGTGAGCATCTTGTACTTGATTTGCAGGAGTGTCTAGTAAATTCATTACACCACCACTCACTTGTTTTTTGCCTAACAGCTCATCAATTCTTTCTTTTATTAACCTTGCCGCTTCATTGTTTGTACCTAAAAGTTCTGATAAATCTGCCATGCTGTCTCCTGTCTAATTTAGCAATAGTATATCATTTTTTATTATAGTAACCCTTGTTTTTCTAGACCCATTAATAAGTCATGTGTAATTACACCTGTAGGTGGTTTCATCATTTGTAGTTTTCTAATGTTCTGAGGAGTGATATTATCTCGTGTAATCACCTCACCTGCATTGTTTCTGATGTCTGTGACTAAATCTAGTAAATGTAAGTCTTGTTTAAATCTACCTACAGGCTGACCTGCCATTCCTGTGTTGTAGCTGTCATGATTACTAAAGCGATTAGCAACGTTATCTGACAAATCAAGCTGTCCTATGTTTTGTAGAGTGCCTTCTGTAGCATTTAACTGCCTAGGGTCTGTGTTAGCTATTCTAGCTTGTGGGTATGACAGCACACCATTGTCTTGACCTTTAGTATATATACCTCTGTTAGCTCTAAAGTTAACATCAATAATACTAGCTATAGCTTTTCTCTCAGCACCAGTTGTATCTTTAAGCGGATTATCTGATTTAATACCTTTCCAATTCTTGTTAATTAATTGTCCAGTCTCTAAATCTTTAGATGTAGTTTTAATTAATTTATCAAGATGTTTAAGCTGTGCATTATTTAGTCCTGCAAGTGCTGACTGCAACATTGTGTCTGTTGTCTGATGGCTAAAGTCTAATCCCTTTGGTGACATTCTAAATGGCAAGTATAAAGGGTCAGCTCCTGTTAGCTTTCTAGCTTCTCCGGCTTGTCTTATGATTGCGGCAGTTGCATCTTTGTGTGATGCCCATAACAAGTTTCTGTCAACATTCTCAGGCAACACCATAAAGTCTTGACCACCTTTCATTGCTACTGGGTTAGGAAACTTAGTACCATTGACGTGTGTTAAATAACCACCGGCACGAGATAGGTCAGCGTAACTGGACACAAATGAAAACCCTTCTAAATTTCTAAGGTCTATGTCAGGTATAAATATATTGCTCTCACCTTGTATCTTGTAATCTACATCTGTACCACCTGCAATAAGTGCATCTTTTTCTGTTTTTCTTGTAGCAAATCTTGGGTCTAATATGCCTTCAGCTTTATAAGAAACACCTTCTTTATTTGGTGTATTTTTGTCTATGTCTATGTTCTGTCTTTTCTTTACTTTAGCAAAATCTGTGTCATAAATAACATAGTTACGTGGGTCACCTGCTTCTAAGCCTTCCCGGAGATTACGCGCTTTGCCAAATCTGTCCATAAATGACATGCCCTTAATACCTTGCATGTTCAGATATTCTGAAGCCATCTTATCTGCTTTTCTAGTTAGACCAAGAATACTCATGTTAGGTCTCATCATTATTTCATCTAACATTTCATTTCTAATTTTTGCATACAACATTGCACCATCTGCATCATCAGGTAAGCCAAGTCGATTCATCTCAGCTTGTACAGCAGGTGGTTGGTCTAGCTTCTTAGCTTCTCTGTTTATAAATGTTGCTACAACGTCATCGTCTAATTCAATCTCATATATTTGGTTTGTGGCTGTGTCATATCTTGCTTCAACATCTGCCATAGTTTTGTTAAAAACTGCAATGTCTCTTGGGTCTGTTAAATTAGCTAACATGTCTGTTCGTATTGTTGCAGGATAATAACCACTAGCCGCTCTGTCTAATACTTCTTTTGCTATAGGATTTTTTTCCATCTCCATTAAGGTATTAAACTCTTCAAGCATATCATCGTCTCTACCTGCATATTGTTTCGCAGTTCTTTCTTGTCCGCTAATGTATATGCCATGACCTTCTACTGAATTACCTGTGTTAGACCCAACCTTATTCATGTCTAATTCTCTAAAGATTGCGCCTGTGCTGTTACCTTGGTGTCCAATCAATCTAGACATGCCCATGTTCTGACTGTAGATTTGGTCAACTGATTTACCAAAGTCAGCTATCGTATCCATACCTTGTGCTACTGCAAGCTCCATCTCGTCATATGCTTTTCTCATGCTTGGAGCGGCAAGTTTATTTGCGGCTTTTAATCCTGCACCGACACCAAGAAACGTTAAAGCAGTTGACACAGGTTTTTCATTAAATGTTTTCTTTAAAGCATCGTATGAGCCATGTGTTTTAATTAGGTCTGCTTTAGCTTGTGATGCTAAGTCCATTGCATCGGCTCTACCCTCATAACCAAACAAACTATCTAATTTAGCAGTCGCATTAGGAGCTAGATGTCCAAGAATACCTGCCTCTAAATCAATCATAGCTTTACCAAATGTTATTGGGTCTTCTATTATCTGTTTAAGTCCTTGACCTTCTTCAATCATATCAGGCATTGAATTAAACACAGCTTTAGACACATCAAAGTCCGCGCCTAATTCTACTTCTTTTGTTGTTGATACGTAATCTAGTACGCCTTGTACTTCAGGCTTTAAAACATTATTCCAAACATTGCCTAATATTCCGTTCATACTATCCCTTTCATGTTTCGTCTTATTGGCTTATCCCAGTTCTCATTAAATGGTCGATAGCCTACAGCAAGATACCTCATCGAATCGCAAGCATGACTAGACCAATCGTGTTTGGGTCGCATTCTCCATGTTTTACCATTTTCATCCCAATCGCGTGAGTAATTATTTAGCGCATCCCAAAGCTTTTCTGTCTTGCTTTCATCAAAGTAACACTTATCAAGCAGAGTTCTGACCTGTTGTATGCCATCATCAATCAGTAACTGTGGTGCTATTTCAATGTTATGGACTCCTAGGTCTTCAAGCATCTCAATCCTACTCTTACCTGAGCCAAGCTCTCTGACTCTGACATCATGTGGGAATATATGTTGGTCGTATACATACCCTTTATCTTGTAGCATCTTTACGTAATGCTCAAGACCTGCACCTGATGCTTCGTAATAGTCAATAATGTGAACCTCAGCTCCTATGAATTGTGAGAAGATAACTGCTGTTGAATCGCCCACACCTAAATCCCAACTTGTAACCACACCTTTTGACCTGTCGTATCTTACTGTAGTTAATCTGTCTTCATCTTTAACTCTGCGTAATTCATTAGCGTAATAACTTCCCTCTGTAAAAATTAAAAAGCCGCCTTCCCAAATCCATTCATATTGGTCAGGTCTCTTCTCTTTGTCTTCTAATCTTTGCGCTTCAAGTACATCAGGAAACCATGGGTTGTCGTGGTAGTTCATCTGCACTATCTTAGAATCTGAAGGGAAACTTTGTCTGAATCTTTCATGTGTTGCGCTGTACTTTGACTCAGGATTCCATGTAACCCACACCTCTGATGAGAAGCCTATGCTCTTGTCTTCTTCACGTACTGTAGGCAATAGTAAATCCCATGCTCTGCCGCTTACTTGTTCTGCTTCATCTACCCAAGCTATAAGAATACGTGATTGTGATTTAA